GCCAGATGCAGATGCTTCATTGAATGGAATGCTCAACGCCAATTCGGTATCGCTGATCACCTTGGAAATATCGTATTCTTTCCCGCTGGATATGCTGAATTGATCGCGCTCGGCGGCCAATGACGATAGCCAGCTTGTTCCAACGCCAACCACATTGGTGTTGCCCTGCGTTACCGATACAGTTCCAGCCGAATATCTTTTTGTGCTCATTTCCATGCTCCTTTAAGTTGGATGATTCCCATCGTTACGCTGCGTCTCAATACCCTTCATGGCGCCGGCTGTTTGTGCTGGGCTCAACGAATCAGGCAATGCGGGCGACGGCATTCCGGAACTTGGCATACCTTCACCCGGCAAAGGCGTACCACCCGGTTGCGCCATTTCTTGGCCGGGCGGAGGTGATTGGCTTGAACCGTCAGCAGGGGGCGGTGTTTGCCCAGCCGGTTGTGAGCCGTCTGCCGAAACCGCTTGATCTTGCCCGCCCTGATCTATGAAACCGGCACCCTTCAGCAGTTCGTCGGCAACACCGGCCACGCCCGGAGTCGTCGCGATCACCTGCCCGGCCTGAATTGCGGCATACATGGCCTCGACGATCTTGAGCATCTTCTCCGAGTTGCCCTTGGCTATCATGCCCTCGATCTGCGCGGCCTTGGCCTTGGTCAGTTCTATGTCGGCCGTTTCCTTGTCCATAGCCAATTGCTGTATTTGATCCTGCAACTGCTTGACCTGATCGGCAGCAGCTTGGGCTTGTTGCTGCTCTTCCGGAGTCAGGTCGTCCTGAATGCCGGCCACTTTGCGCAGGCGCTCAATAACCTTGTCTTTGTCCGGTACGTCCATCAGCCCGACCAGAATATCGACAAGAGCTGACTGGAACTGCGGCGGCAGCGACTTGGTTACCTCGGACAATGCCTGCAACTGCTGCTGTTTGAAGGCTGGCGTGCTCGGAACATCCTCGAGAACCACCTTGCTGGGCACGGCCGCCACTTCGTTTTGTACGGTGCCATCTTCCATTTTCTGATTCAGCACCACCTTGGTACGCTTGCCGCCGACCTTTTTGACCATGACAGGGACTTCGCGATCAAGGATATCTTCGCGCACCATGGAGAACAGCAATTCGCCAACCTGGCGGCGGGCAAACGCATAATTGTCATTGATCTCAGCCATGACAAGGTTGCCCATTTCGATATCGGTGGACTTGGCCACTCCCGATACTGAGTTTAATTGCGGGGTGAACGTGCCGCCGGAGCTCTTGATATCTGATGCGGCCTGCTGGCGCCGGTTGAATTGCTCGGAGGTCAGGCCGTTGTCGTTGTCCTCTTTCCATATTGCACCAGGCTTGCTTGGATCCAGCAGCACCACGGAATCAGCGCGGGCAATGTTCTCTTTCACGTTCGCCCACGTGTTGTATTTGGTGTCGATCGCATCACTCGACGCGCGCAGGCGGCGCGAGTTCAACATCCAGTGCATCTTCGAATCAGAACTGTTAACCACATCTTGCGGGCTCATCCTGATGCGGATAATGCCGTAGGGCACCCCGCTGGTGTATTCGCGATAGCCCCAGAAAGGCACATACGGGAAATGCCGGTGCGCATAAGGCGTCGGCCGATCATAAAGGCGGTGCGGTCCCAGGTAGAAAGCCACTCGAACAGCCGAGAATGTGGCCATCACCGGCTGAATCACTCCGGCATTCACCACGGCAACGTGCCGGGGATTGTCCTTGTTGAACGGGATTGCCTTGCCTGTTGGCAGTTTCAATACCAAGCCGCGCTGCCATATCCGATACCAGACTTCGTACAGGGTGGCGCGACGGCGCTCGGTATTGCGCCAGTCCATAGAATCGATGTTGGTGATGCGCTCCACGTTGGCCGCGTTCGCCAGCATGGTGTCGATCACATTATGCGTATCCCATTGCCAAGTACGGAAGCTGTCCTGGATGGTCCACTTAATCAGATCCTTGTACTCCGGCATCATTGCCTCGAGCACGTCCTGATCGAACGAGCGCTTGCGCACCAGATAACGAGCATCCTGCAAGTCCGGTTGCCGAGAGCGCCAATCCCACCATATTTCATCACGGTGCACGGACTGAACCCGGTACGGATAGGCCAAAGCATCTTGGGATCTGGCAACCTCAACCCAGCCCATCCCGGATTTTATCTGCGGCGCATAAGCATCAGATATGGCGCGGTCTGCCCTGGCCTCGCGTTCCGCCTCATTCAACTGGACGTTCATGGCATCCAGCATGTTCTCGTCGACCTCTTGAAACTCGTTCTCCTGGGTAACGCGCCAGTCGGTACGGGTTTTGGCTTCCATGCCAAGCAAGGCATTGACGGCCGGCGCGATCAGGTTGGTGATCAGCGGCGGTATGCCAAGGCGCTCCATGCGCGCCAAGCGCTCGGCCGTCAGCTGGTGACCATCGTAATAGTCGTCTGCCTTCATGGCTTCTTCGCGCCACTTCGGCTGCCAGCGGATATCAGACAGGATGTGTTCAAGCTGCTGAAGCGTCAGCGCGGTGCCGATCACGTGCGAGGCTACGCCGCCGTTCTCGGTGGTGACCACATCTGTTTGATTAGAACCAGTCTGGTTTGTCATTTGCATCGTATGGTCCCTGTTCATTTTTCGGCTCTGTGATGGCAAAGCGCAAGTCCATGATTGCTATACGTGTGGCAGACATAAGATCGTCGCGAATCTTGACGATCAAGCCATTTTCACGGTGATACATTCGGTATTCCTCAAACCATTCAGACAGATGGCTAAATACCCGCATCTTGCCGCCCGATAGCCTGGTATTCATTTCCTGAATACCAGCTTCCGTGGAGATCCGGCTTTCCTTGCGTTCGCCAACCATCTGCGACGATTCGAACTGCGCATGCTCGGGCCGCATATTCACGCCCTGCGCGCGGTACTGCATCGCCAGCTGTTCGCCGTGCATGGCGTCCCTGACTTGGTAACCGTCATGCGGCCATGACACCGGAATCCACTTCCCTTTACCCATCACGGCCACGGATTGCACTGGGATCAATGTCTCGGATACCCGAACCGTGTCATAAATATAGAGCGTGTCGGTGTCGCGATCCCATGCAATCCATACAAAAGCGGCTGGGTGATCCCAGCCAAAGTCCATACCGACCAGCCTTGGCCAGTGTTTTGGCAGAGGAAACGCCTCAACCCTTACTTGCGCCTCGTCCGTGGTGAAGATTCGCCCGGAACCCAGCGCCGGGGTGCCCAGCGATCGAGCATCACGAAGGTGAATAGGGGTGGCATCCCGCAAATTCTTCTTGGTGATCTCGTCCAGGTGCGGGGCATCATCCCATCCCGCTTGCACCAGATACTTTGTATTTGATCCTGCAACCTGTCCCATTACGCTTCCAATCCGTTCGGCAAGAACTGCAGCACGGTGCTTGTCACGCCATCCAGCGGTGTGAACGTGATGTAGATAATGCCGCTTGTGGTCATGGTCCGGATCAAACACTCGCCATAGATGTCCAGCGGTGGCTCTTCGTCCAACCAGATACCGTCTTTCTCGGTGCCTTCGAACGCGCCGCGCCCTTGCTGGTAACTCTTAATCCCCAATTCGGACCAGCCACCAGACGAATGCTTGATCATCACGGTGTCAATCAAGTCCTGAACGCCTTGCTTCCAGGATATGCCGCCAATCTTCTCGCCGCGGATAAGGCCATCACCAACCACCGTTTTGCGGTTTCCTTCGAAGGCGATCTTGCCAAACAGCTTCTTTTGCACGATATCGCGCGTTGTCTCGTTTGTCTTACCAGCAGCCCAAAACTCCACCGGCTTGTCGAACCGTCGACCTTTCCACCACCATGGATAGATGCCGGTCAGGTGCAGCGCGGTCTCATAACCGCCCATTGTCTCGGTCTTACCAACCCGGTTCGCGCACATTGCGCAGCGCTCGGTGAATGTTGCGCCGGCCTCAAAGAACTCCATGTGCTTTCGGTACAACTCGCGCCGGTATGGTCCTTCCTCTGGGAAATACAGGTCAATCTTGTTGCGCGACTTACTGTGTTCCTGCAATTCCAGCAGGATCATCAGTTCGCGGCGCTCGTCCGGCGTCAACGCCATGACTTGTTCGGGAAGCAGGTCGATCACGGTATCTTGCGCGCCTTGCTCAACAGTTCGTTGATACGGTTGGTCACCTGATCATCGGTCAGCTTACGGTCGCCTTCCGGGGTGCTGTCCTCATTCAGCGCAAAGGCTTCGCGCTCCAGCCCAATCAAGTTCTTCATGGCATCACTGAGCTTTTTCAGGGAATCAATGCGGCCAGGGCTGCTCAACACGGCATCAAATATCTGCTGCAAACGCTCCATGCGCTTGATTTCATCGCGCGGCGCGCCGGGTAATGTCTCGGTCATCAACTCGCCAACCTCTTCCAGCAACTCCTTGTTGTCGGTGACAACCTCCAATTCCTGCATCAGCCTCATTGCCAGGCTGCGGCCCCGGTGAATATCCTTGCGATGGCCAATCAGGACGGCAGCCTGAATCTTGGCGTTCGCGTCGATAATGTCAACGTCAGTCGCTTTGGTTTCAGTTGAAACGCCAGTTGAAACC